GAGGAGCCCGTAAAGGAAGGCTCTTCGGCTCCTTATCTCCGATAGGCCTTGAAGGGTTACGATGCTTTCAGCCACGGAAGCGGAGCCCGAAACGACACGCCAGTTATCCAGGCTGTCGAAATCGTCGCGAAAGATGAAGCGCCCGCTGGCGGGAAGGTCGGCAAAGATTCTTTGAAGGTCTGACATGGCTTCGTCCTTCCTCCTACCCTACCCTACTCTACTTTCTACTTTCCTTTTGCTTTCCTCTCGCCTCCAGGAGGCTTTCAAGGCGTGCCATCTGAATCGCCCTGAAGGCATCCAGGTCTTCAAGAAGACCCTTCTTCCTTTCCTTTTCCTTTTCGGCTTCCTTTTCAGGGAAATAGCCCTTGCATCCCGGCACGGAACATGGAGGATGCTCCATGCCCAGCTCCCTATAGTGCCTCAGTAGATGGTCGTGCGCCTGCTTCTGCTGCTCCTTCGTCAGCTTCGTGTGGGTTACACGAGCCATGGCATTTTACGCTGATTGCCTAGAAGGCGATCAGTTTCGTAAGTGAGGCAGGTCGATGCTTCCATCCATCTTATGATGGGGGAGATGGCGGTTTGTTCTAGGAACCGTTTTCCCTTCCTCATCCTTGTCGCCTGGAACGATGAAGGCGAAGGCTGAGTCTGGGAGGTCATTTCCACCCAGGTTGGTTAACAAGACTGGTTTATGTATTTGACATCCCACTCCTTCGCCTGGAAACTCATTTTTTCTTTTTCACCTCACCTCATTTCGTTGTCTGCCAACATAGGCCAAAGCTATGTTGGTTTCAGGCACTCAACAATTTTATCAACACATTCAGCAGGGCTTTTGTTGATTTCGTCTTCATTAAAGCGAAGAACCTTGTACCCTCTACTAGATAGATACGTATCTCTAATTCGATCCCATATTCTTGTCGGCTTGCTACTATGCCAATAATGCCCATCGCATTCCACAATGATATTTCCAATCTTAAAATCTGCGACTGCAGGTTGTGAACCTACGTAAAATGGGTATTGCCATATAAACGGAATCCTCCTTCTCTCCAACTCTTCTTTTATCTTTTGTTCGATAGATGTTCCATTTCTTATTCTCCAAACTTTCGCAACTACATAAGGGTTAAACATTGGATTTTTAACTTTCATGAGCTCAGAATGCTTAGGTCTCTTCTTATTTAACATAGGGCTTGGTAAACCAAGTACCTTATAATTATATTTTTTGTGAAAGTTTGGGTCCTGGAGAATCCATTTATTTTCCTTAACTAACTGTCGAACTACTTGGTTAGCTTTTTTAGTTGCTTCAAATTTTTTAGAAGGATTTTCTTGAAAGTACTTTTTAATAGCTTGACTTATTTTCTTTTTATGCTCTTCTGTAAATGTACCGCATTTTCGCCCTCGTAAAACGTGGTTCCCATAATTTGGATTCCCACTTCCAGTCCACGCTTTACTTCTGCAAGCTATCGAGCAGAACTTTCTTGGTTGTCCTTTCCTATTTTTACCTTTGAATAGACGATGACAAACTTGACATTCAAAGATCATTGTTTTCCCTTTCTATTAATAAATCCTAACCTCTTTTTAAATTTTCCACTCTTCCGCAACACAACCCAAAAACTGTGAATCCTTGTTATTGAGATGTGAAAGAGGGCCTAAAGCGACTCGGTTGCATTATTTCAGTCGTTATCATGAAACTGAAACGTGGCTAATCTCCAAGTAAGCCTGAAGGAGCCTTTTCCGGAACTCGTTCCAAGCCCGAAAGTCCAGAAGGGTCCGGATCTCAGCCTTCAAATGCTCCTCAAGCCATCGCCTGACGCTTTCCCGGTCTTTGAAGCGCTCCTTCTCGAACATGTAGTTCTGGATCTCCCATCGATCCGAATGCCTGAGCTTTCCAAGCGTGATCTTTACGCCGTTTCCCAGGTCCTTGACCCTGAACTTTTCGAATTTTTCTGGATCCTGAACCCTATATCTCCAGACGGTAGCGCCTTCTTCGAGTCCCGGCATAGGCCTCTATTCCTCCTCTCCCTCTTCCTCATTCACATCCACGAGTTCCAGGTAGCAGCGGCAGTTCGGATGGAGCCTCACGTTCCAGTAGTCCTCCGTAACCTCCTCCGCATACTCGAAGTAGCGCCTTGGGCTCTCATCCTCCTCGCACACGAACTCCCTATCCTCGAAACTCCAGCATTCCTCGCAGACCTTTTCGTCGAGCATGGTCCTGTAAGCCCATATTGTCTGGCGTCCTCGCCTAGGAAAGCCGAAGAAGGCGTTCATGGCTTATCCCATCCCTTTGCCCCATTTCTCGCCAGGACCGCCTGAAGCTCCTCCATTTTGGCTATTGGATAGTCTTCGGGAAAGCCCAGCTCCTTCCTGGCTTCCTTTGGCAAAATGATGCCCTTATCAACAAGGTCGCATAGGTATTTCGCCTTATCCTGGACCGTGGGCTCCCAGATGGGCTTCCATTTGATCCTGGGAACCTCGATCCCCTTCCCGAAACGCCCCTCTATCATCTGCTTGAAGAGACAGGTTTCCAGCTGATCGCCCATGATCTCCTGCATCATTCTAAGCCTAGTTACATATTCCTGCATCACGACCTCAGCAGTGTTTCCTTGAATAGCTGGCTTTCCCTTCCGCATCGTAACATAAAAGCCTGTGGAAGTTGCTAAACAGTACACTTTGCCCTTATATTGAACCTTCTCAATTTTCTTGACAACCTTATCCCTCGCTCTCCTTATGAGGACATGAAAAACGGGTTTTATGGTCCGTCCCCTTTTGTCGATGCTGAATATTATATGAGCAGAAAACCCAAGTTTCAAGGCAATTGTCAGCACATCTTCAGCAAGGGACTTTGAAGTTGTGTAATAAGCCATGCTTGTTCTGTTCTGACGCTTGTCCTTTGTTCCATCCCCAAGCATTAATGCATCAAATAGGATCTTAAGCTGCTCTGATGGGAGGTTTAGAAACTCCCGAGGAATATGCTTGTTGTAATGATACTCCCCACAATTTTCTTTTAGCCAACTCCAAACTTGCTTACCGTAAACATTCCATCTTGTCAAATCTCCTTCTGTATATTCCGTAAACGATAGCCCGCAACGCTTTAGGCAGCTTCTTATCTTTTCCGCCTTCTCAGCGTCTTTCTGAGCTAAAGTTACAACATAGTTAGGTTTTCCGTTCCATTTGATGCTTAACCCGCCTTCGCTTAGGTAGTAGCCAAGAAACTCAAGCCAGTCATCCATATTAATCGTTTTGGGCTCCTCAACCCTGAGGGTTTTGCCATGCGCTGTTTTGATTTCTACGGAGGGTAAAACAAAGTCCTTAACAGGCTTTTCCTCCTCAAATTTAGCTACGCTTTTCAGGATTACCCGCTTAGGCAGATTCTCAGCCTTATCAACTCTCCATTTGGGGGACTCGAAGGTTTTGAATAAGATTTTATGCTCGGGCGTAACGAGTATGTCCACGCCTGCCCTTGAAGTAAAATGATACATCACTCCATCATAATCATAGGCATAAAGTTTAAGGGGCTTCTCAAACCTAATAGTGTCTGTTTCCGGATCGTAAACAGCTATTTTTTCGTTTTCTTTTATTTCCTGATGAAGCTTCCAGCCGCTTTCAGTAAGGACATAGGTGTCCTCGCTGTAGCAAGCACGGTTCGTTCCTTCGCTCTTACCCATGAAGATCTTCGGGACCCCTAAAACGGCTTCCCGCTGCGTATAGAGATAGTCAAGCCACCATGTGATGTTCACATCCTTGGTAAGGCTAGGGATCACCTGGACATCTACGTCGCCCCTAACGAAGACATCCGTGGCAGGCTTCCTGTCCTTGAAGGCATCTACAAGGCTTTGGAGCTGTCTATCGGCAAAGGGCCTTTCGGGCGTTCCGGCTTTCACGACAAGCATGGGCTTCACATAGCAATGTACTATCACAGCCATATCGTCCTCAAGCTGGTCGATAAGAGCTTGGATCTTCAGCAGAGGTCTTAAAAGGCTCGTTCCATACGCCTGCTCATAGGTCCAGCTCTTGGCTCCCCACTTAAAATGAACGATGTCCTGAGCCGTAAAGACGACGGGAGGGAACGTAAGGAGCTGTATGTAGCCTAAAACCTGCCCGTAGGCATCCCGCCTGACCCTCATGTGGACGGGATCCAGGGGCTTCAGCCATTCTACGACTCCTGTGTCCTCATTTCTGCAAAGCTCAAGGTAGGCGTTTCCGAAGATGAGCATGTCCGAGGCTACGACCCTCAAGGTCTGAAGAACGTTCTGCTC